TTTTTTTATGTTCATATTATAAATGAACGTGAAGTACGAAGCCCTGATAAGAGGATTTGCCATATTTTTTGCTAATATGTTCACGGTGAGGTGGGCGATAAAGAGTGATTTAAAGCATGATGAAATATATGTTATATTTATCATATTAGCAGCTATTGCTACAGCACATTATGTATATAAAAAGTAGATGCCATATAAAGATATGAATGATGCGCGTCATGCGGTCGTTGAATATCCGGATGGTTCGGTGGCGATAGCATTTAACCAAGAGGTTCCATCACCGGAGCCTCCAGAACCACCTCCCGAAATTATACAACCACTACCACGTTTCAGACTTTTACTAGAATATCATCCCGTTGTGCGTGCTCTAGCGTATATATTCGTACTTGCATCTGGTATAAATTTGGCTCTTTTCGGGAGAATAATAGATATTATCAATTTTGTGTTGATAGTATCTACGACGGGTGCTCTACATACTGAACATTCAGCATCTATAACAGTTATAGTGTTTCATGGTACGTGTGCGGGGCTCATGATAGTGCCATTTTGTGTACTTCGAATGTGGGAACAAGCTATCTACCAATTTTCAATCGCTATGATGTGTATCACCGCATTTAATACATGTACACAAACACTAGAGCAAATCCCCGCCTAAGAGATACTTGAGATTCCATAGAATTAAACGGTGTTTTTCACTTTTTATGAGTTTGAGATCGATCGCGTATTTCATGATGAGTTCGTTGTCATCGTTCTCACCACGATCTCCACACGTTCTTATATAATCCGCTACGACATAAATAATAGCGTCTAGAAGTTCTTCTTTTGCCATTTCCATCCACGAGTTCTTTGGTGTTCCCCACGTTGTTGTGTCGTCGTCGACTCGGACACCGTGACCATATCTCACTAGACCCAAATCAAGACGAGCGTTAAGTTCTTTTTTAATGTCCATATACGAATGTATATATTTATTCCTTTAAAATGTTATCTTCTTTGACTACGCGCGGCCGGACGTCTTGCGGTGGGTGGTTTTTTACTACCAGACTTTTGCTGTTGCGCCCTCGCTAAAATTTGTGCCGCGTTGCTTGTTGACATGGTTTGGGTACTGGCAGGTTTGGGTGAGAATATTGAAGTAGGTTTAAGATTTTTTTTAACGGAATTCATTATTTTGATAGTGTTAGACCTCCCCGAAATATACGGGTGTGTAAAAAGTTTTTCGTATGATAAGTTTACGTTGTGCACCCTCGACGACACGGGAACCTCCTTTAATCTATGAAGATGTATCATAGAACCCGGCCCTCCACCCATTCCTAAATATTGAGGACCGAGAACATCTTCGGCAAACCTTTTAAATCCTGGTGTAGTGAGTGCTGATGCACTATATAAAGCGTTTAAGAAAAAGTGGGCGTCGTACATGTAATGGTTTCCTCTGTATATACCGTACATGGATCTAAACGTTTCATTCGGGGCTTTATTAATTTCTGGATTACGTATCCCGTTTACCGTTGATAACCCGTAATCGATTATTTTTATTTCACCTTTTTTGGTTATATAAATATTACCCAGATGGAGATCATTGTGTCTGAATGACTTAGATTTGGAGTGAACGGCGCGTAATATTGTCAAAACTTGAATTACTATTTTTTTAAGATTAGAACCATACCCAACATCAAATCTACGTTTTGGCAAATATTTATCCAATGATTGTCCTTCGAGTAATTCTAAATATAAATGATCAATAACCTTCGTTGGAACCTGAGTTGCACCTTTTTTTACACCCGTTTTGGCTTTTGAACTGGATTTTGTACCTTTGGACGAGGTTGGTGCGGATCGGGTAGTTAAATACTTACCTTTCGGTAACTCGGGTTTGATATTTTTTAAACATTTCCCATAACCGTATATTTTAATACCACTCGTCGAAAGTTTTCTAAAATATTTAGCTAAATTTCGTTCGCCACTCAAGTTGCTGTTGGATGTTTTATACGCAACCTTTTTTGAACATTCATCATTTAAGCACGCTTCATACACGGATCCATATTGACCTTGACCAATTTTTTTCACGCGTTTAAAAATTTTATTTGGTTGACAGGAAGTTTTTTTAATAGCTTCTTGAATTTCTCTATTCATGACCTGTTATAAACTAATATTATTTTCATAGGAAGGGTGACTTCATATCAAAACTGAATTTATATTAAAAAATTAAATGCTATCTACTCTTCATCGATCTCACACTCTTCCTCCTCACTCTCGGGTGGGGCCATAGTCTCAACACCTTGGAAAGCGAAAGAGGGGAGCTTCTGGGATTGCTCACAAAGGGTCTGTGAGAGACGGACACTCACACCAAACTTGTTATCGATGAACCAGATCTGATTGAAATCGACGATACACATACAACGCTGACCCTTCTCGATACTATCAATCGCGAGAGGCTGACGAGACATGTCATAAGCCTCGGCCAAAAACTCACCGGAAGGCTTGGTCATAAGCTTGAGCTTGAGAGTAGATGGGTAGTCATCCTTACCGGGGCGTACGAGTGGCTTATACAGAGCCTCCTTGATGACCTCGATGTTATAAGGCTTTCCAAGCCACTCCTTAGAGTTATCAGCAACTGCCGCGATGATCTTGTTGTCGAGCTCGGTGAGCTTTTCCATAAGTGCGCATGCATCTTCGTTATCCTTATCAAAGGATAGATCGAGAGAATACGAAGTTCGATTGGTGGCCTCGTCGGTGAAAGCGCTCAGGCCAAATGGTGAGCGCATGAAGGGGAGTTGAAGGTAAAGTTTCTTGTTTTCTGGCGCGTTAATGTATACGGTTTTACCACCGTTCTTGTTCTTCTTCATCTTAGAAAGAATAACGGAGGAGGGATCAAATTGTTCGTAACGCTGAATGTTGGTGGACATGGTACTTATTATATATCATGTACGTGACGAAACTTTAAGTACCTTTTTGTAAGATTGATTCTTCACATTTTTTTTCTTCGTATATTTTAAACACACAAAATGGGAGGACTATTCAAAGATTGCGGGTGCGGGTGTGATGGTAAGAAACAGGAGAAGAAGTTTCTCATTTCCATCATGGCTGCCTTATTATTTTTTATAATCGCGAACCCCAGTACATTTAGGGTTATGCGATCTATCGTAGGTAAGTGGGTATCCAGCCCCACGGGTTGTCCTTCTACCGGGGGGCTCGTTCTTCATACCACCGTATACATGCTTCTTACATGGGGTCTCATGAACATCCGTGTCGAGGGTTATGAGGTTATGACAGGTGAGATGGCGCCCTCGGCTAAGCCTCCCACTATGCCTAAGAAGAAGTTAGCTGATGTTGACTTCGACAAGGTTCCCGTCGAGGACATTGACATTAACGATTTTGAACTCAGCGAGGGAGGAGGCCCCCCTCCCGAGATGATGGAAGGCCCTCCTCCTATGATGAGGGGTCCTTCCCCTAGGAAGCCTTCTACTATGATGATGGGTCCTTCCCCTAGGAAGCCTTCTATGATGAAAAAGGCGCCTGCCCCCAGGATGGCTGATATGCCTACCCCTACTCCCGGTAAATTCGATGATATCGTCGGATTCAGCGACAGTGGTGCTTCGTTTTCTTCTATGGATATTAATGAGTCTATGGATTTACCCATGGCTCTCAAGAACGGTTCTTCCGGTAAAGGAGCTGTATCTTGCGACTGCTCCAACGGTAGCACGGTGATCATTACTCCTTAAAAATCTTCGTCGAAAGCGAGTTCGGTCGTTTCGTCGATCTTACCGTAATCACCTACACGTTTTTCAAAAAAATTAGTCTTACCATCTAGGGAAATATTTTCCATAAAATCAAAGGGATTTTGAGTATTCCAGATTTTATTGAACCCCGCTTGCTTTAACATACGATCAGATACATATTCAATATAGTTTGACATCTTATCGGAATTCATACCAATTAAACTGCATGGTAAAGCTTCGATTATGAAAGATTTTTCGATTTCTACAGCTTCACGTACTATGTCGTAAACGATATCCTGATTAGGTTTATTTTTTAGCATTTTAAATAACTCAATCGCGAACTCTAGATGTAAACCCTCGTCTCTGCTAATAAGTTCATTACTGAAACATAGACCGGGTAACAATCCACGCTTTTTTAACCAAAATATAGCACAGAAACTACCGGAAAAGAATATACCTTCAACACACGCGAACGCCAGAAGACGTTCTGAAAACGGTCTCGAGTTATCGAACCATTTCATAGCCCAGTCGGCTTTGTTTTTAATAGAGGGTATCGTCGTGATAGCTTCGAATAACTTTTTCTTTTCAGAAGCATCTCGTATGTATTTATCAATAAGTTTACTATACGTTTCTCCGTGTACCATTTCGTTATGTGCCTGATACGCATAAAAGGAGCGAGCTTCAGCACTTTGAACTTCATCAGCAAAATTATTATTTAAATTTTCAAAAACAATACCATCCGACCCCGCAAAAAAAGCTAAAATGTATTTAATAAAATGTCGTTCATTTTCGCTCAGTGATTTCCAATCTTCCATGTCAGCGGATACATCCACTTCTTCAGCAGTCCAGTTAGACATTTGCGCCTTTTTGTACAAAGACCATAGGTTTTCATGTTCTATAGGAAATACGGTGAATCTATTCATGGTCGGTAAGAGTATTGGTTCGGCTTCTTCTATGAATTCTTCGAAAGCGAAATAGTCTCCTACGTGAGAACTGTTAACAAAAACTTGTGGATACGTTGATACAGAAGAGCCGCATCTTTCTTTTAGTATGGCTTTATCAACGTATGACCTCATGTATTCAAGATTTAGATTTTTGCACATGTTTTCAGCGTAATCGCAGTATTTACAGTCCGCTTTCGAAAGAATTTCAACCCCCATCGTGTGTTAATAGCTGTTAATATTTTTTGTCAGAAATCTTTAGATATGATTGTATTTTCTGAAATTCGGCCTGGAGATTTAATTAAAATTTTAGTTGTTATTGACGATGTAGAAGATGAACTGTACGCAAACGTAGAAGAGAATCGTGAAGATTATTTGATAGTAAAGTATTATTCAGAGTCTTCACTCGTGTATAAAAATGCTACCGTATATATTTTGGATGAAGAAGAGAATTTGTTACGTGAAGATAGTATACTCGAACATCATGAGTTCGGTGACTCAGTTTTCAGTCATATAAAAGATGACATGTACGTATTACTCGACGAGGTTGATATAGAAGATGATGATTCTGAAATACATGATGAATCAGAAGACGATGGCAGTGATCTCGAATCTTTTATAGTTTCTGATACGGATATAGATGGTGAGATGAATTTACCCCCCGATCACGCTACAATCGACAGGGCGTGGAATGAATGGGAACCTTCTAGCCCAGGATCTAGGCGTTATAAGGAAATGGTGGAGCGAATCGAAGAGCGCGCGAGACTTCAGATGGATGAAATAAATTTTTAAGAACCTAAGTGCGCTAATTATTATAATAAATTTAATAATACACGGTAATGGACCCCGAAACATTGACTACTATATGGTCTCACGTAGACCAGCTGAAATCTAAACCAACATTAAAGTCATGTAATACTAATAATCTATTTTGTGGAAGTTGTAAGGGAATGAAAATACTTACGAGAGAGGGTATGGTGTGTTCAGAGTGTGGTTTAATGGATTCTATTTATATAGATGAAAGTGCCGAATGGACGAGTGGTGTTTCGGATGATGGGCGTGTCAACGATCCCTCTAGATGTATGATCCCTACATCGAACCACGAACTATTTTCGGAGTCTTGGGGGAAGAATACTATGATTTCAACCAAAAACGCGTCTACGTATGAAAATAAACGTATGGCTAAAATCAATTTTCATAATTCTATGAATCACAGAGATCGGTCATTGTTTCATGCGTATAAGGATATTGATGAAGCTTGCCGCGATCTACCGGGTAGCATTTTGAAAGATGCGAAAACTTTCTACAAAAAATTCAATGGATCCAAACTTACACGCGGTGCGGTACGATCGGGTATAAAAGCTAACTGCGTTTTATACGCGTGTAGAATTGCTCAAGTTCCACGGACTACAAAAGATATTGCGGTTATGTTTGGTATACAATCAAAGGATATAAGTCGAACAACTCAATTGTTTACAGAAACTGTTCAAAACGAATCCACCGATAAAAATTACGTGACCAAACCGTTTAATGTCATGCAGAGATTGCTCAATTCATTTGACGTATCTCGCGAAGAAAGGTATGCGTGTAATAAGATGTGTGGTCAATTGGAGGAATGTGTTGATCTTATGAGTAAGTCTCCGAATAGTGTGGCTACAGCTATTATATATATGGTGTTCCAAACTAAGGTTTCCAAAACGGAGATTTCGGAGAAGTGTTCGGTATCTATACCGACTCTTAATAAAATTTTGGTTATAGTAAAACGCCACTTAGAGGATAAAATGTAATACATGTATATGAAGTTATTCTTGAGTACTCCATGTTACGGAGGATTGTGTCTCGAAAAATACGTTTCTAGTATAGTTAGGCTTCAAATGGAACTGATGAAGGAGGGTATTCAATTAATGTTGGATACCACCGAAAATGAAAGTCTAGTGCATCGCGCTCGTAACGTATCTGTCGGACGATTTTTACAAAAAACGGACGCTGACCGCTTCATGTTTATAGACGCGGATGTGGAGTTTGACGCTGCATCAGTTGTACGTCTCGTTAAATCTGATCACGACGTTTCTGTAGCCGTATATCCTAAAAAGGTTGTCATGTGGGATAATGTAAAGAAAAGTGTAGAGGAGGGTGATACACGGAATATGGGATTATTGTCTTCGAGCTTGGTTGTAAATATAGGTGCGTCTAAAAGAAGTGTTGTAGATGGATTTGTTGAAGTATTAGATGGTCCTACCGGTTTTATGGTTATCACCCGTGATGCTATGGAACGTATGTGTGAACACTATAAACCAACACTTCAGTGTAAGAATGACCACCAAAACCGTGATTTTGATGAATATTGCGCTATATTTGATTGTATGATTGACCCTGATAGCAAACGGTATTTGTCTGAAGATTACGCCTTTTGCAGGCGTTGGCAGCAGATGGGTGGTAAAATATTTGCCGATGTCAACACAACATTAGGTCATGTGGGTAATCTACCTTTCGTAGGTTGCTTAAATGAAAGGCTTAAGGTTTAGATCAGTACTACTGTTATGAAGTTGTCGACCATTGTTGTTACTCGATCAAACGCGTGTCATGTTAAATCTCTACACACTATTCTTCGTATGAATATACGATGCGTACAAAATAACGTCGCAAATCAAATTGTATTTGTAAAAGATGACCCATTTGAAAAGGCTGAAGTTATACATAAAAATCTAAAAACTTCCGATCGATTATTGTTTATTGATTTTGGAAAATCCTTGGATGATAATTCATTAGATATGGTATTGAAACCTAACGACACATACGGTGTTGTCGTCTTTCCAGGTGTAAAGGAAGGTATCGATTGGGATATGTTCAAGAAGAAGACATTGGAAAAATCGCAAGAACCTGTTCATCAGATGGGTCTTCACTTCGATACTGAAGTTGATATGAAAATTGCTGATGATGTATACAGGGTTATAAATACGTCGTCAGGTACATGGTGTCTAATGTGTAAACAAATTATCAAAAAGATTCGAGATAATCGAACCGGAACAACGAAAATTCAACCTAAGATGGATGTGATGTTTTCAAGATTTAAGGAATACGGAGTGAAGATTGTGGCGTTCACAGCTGCTCAAGTTACATCGACTTACACCCACGAGTGTTTCGGTAACATAGTAAATTCTGCCGGAGTTAAAGCTAATTAAAGATTAACCCTAAAACATTAGATATAATGCAACGTCTATATGTAAAGAAAAATGACCCTCTTTACACATACGCGATTTCGTTCATGGAAAGGCATTGGGGTGTGAAGGGTTTTTTCCCGGGAAGTCAACCCGTGTCAATTGAATTTAAACATTTCAATACTTTGGCTTCTAACCAATACGTTGTCTGTGAGAAAACAGATGGCCTCAGATTTATGTTACTGGCTTTCATGTATGAAGGTAGAAAGGTTTGTGTGTTGGTCAATCGCGCCATGGAAATGTTCGGGTGCCCTCTAAATTTCAGAAAACCTATTTATGACGGTACGATCTTAGAAGGGGAATTGTACGAAAATATGTTTATGGTGTATGATTGTTTAGTCTCAAAAGGGGAAAATATTGGAAAAATGGATTTTCTGCAGCGATTGGAACGCATCGAACATATCAAAAAAATGTTAACTGTTTTGAAAAATGACCCCATAAAATTTGCTATAAAAAAATTTCACGCACTCCCTGATTTTGGAGAGTTTATGAATACGTATTTACCCACGGTCACACAAAAAATTGATGGACTCGTGTTTACACCTGTGAATGACCCTGTAAAGATTGGAACGCATGAGACTATGTTTAAATGGAAGCCTCGAGATAAAAATACCATCGATTTCCAATTTAAACGTAAGGGGGATTTGTGGAGATTGTACGTACAAGAAAAGGGAAAACTTATTTTCGAATCCGAGATTCGTGATGAATGGGTCGCTGATATACCTTGGATCGAAGAAGATGCTATAATCGAGTGTCAATATATGTTTAACGACTCTCCCATGTGGTGGAAACCTATACTAAGACGCCATGATAAAACTTTTCCTAATGGTCGCAGAACGTTTTACCGCACGTTAGTTAATATTAAGGAAGATATCAAGATGGAGGATTTTTTGCGATGTACATAAGCACGTGATGAGAATCTGTTGAAGGGAGTTCCATTTTAGTAATAGTATCATCATCTTGTTGATACCAGTCTTTTAATTTAACCATAGATACGTAATGTCCACCTCTTTGATTTCCATAGTGTAATATGCTTGCACATAATTCATAGTTATCAAAATCGTTTACGTTTACATTTACTTTTTTATCGAACGACACGAACAATACCTTCGGATATTCTGATATATACGTTTTCGTAGTTGCAACATTATGTTTTATTCCATCGTCATCTTCGTAGTCATCGAGCGTATGCCATTTTTCCGAAGATGTTACCATTTCTCCTACAGTAGGTTTATCCCCATTCAAAATCAAAAAACTAAACGGTTCTACCATAGTTTTTGTACTTGATGGACATATGGTTAACTGTGTTCGTTTTCCATATACCAAAGATTTCAATCGTGGATATGATTTCTCTAATATATCTATTACACAGAATAAAGCATCTTGTGCGTCGTGTGGGTATAGGGATTTAAATCTCGGAAATACTTTTTGAAAAGATTCAAGTAAAGGTTCTATATTTATTTTTAAAAAATTTTCATTTTGAAAATAAATTTTTATGAGTTCTTTATATTTAATCGTAAACTCACAATCACCCGTGTAATCCGTTTTTAGAATATGGGAAGATAGTTCATGAATACGTAACAGTAACTGTATAGCACTGTTAAAGTAACATGTGTTTCCGTTATTGTAGAAGCCATGCATTTATGTTATATGATTATATAACTTTAATTAGAGATTTGAGTAGCATACAATGTATAAATGTCTCAAGCAATTGGTATCGATTTAGGAACAACGTACTCGTGTGTAGGTGTATGGCAAAGTGACCGCGTGGAAATTATAGCGAACGATCAGGGTAATAGAACGACCCCTTCTTATGTAGCGTTTACCGACGGAGAACGTCTGATAGGTGACGCTGCAAAAAATCAAACCGCGATGAATCCCGTTAACACGGTGTTTGACGCGAAGCGTCTCATAGGTCGTAAGTTTTCTGATTCTAAGGTTCAGCAAGATATTAAGGATTGGTCGTTTAAAGTTGTATCGGGTGAAGCTGATAAACCTACGATCGAGGTTGATTTTAAGGGTGAAAAAAAGCGTTTCGAACCCGAAGAAATCTCTTCTATGGTTTTACTCAAAATGAAAGAGGTTGCCGAGATGTATATGGGAACTACTGTTAAGGATGCAGTCGTAACCGTTCCTGCGTATTTTAATGATTCCCAGCGTCAAGCTACCAAAGATGCTATGACGATCGCTGGTCTAAACTGTCTCCGTATTATTAATGAACCTACCGCAGCTGCTATTGCTTACGGTCTTGATAAGAATAAGACAGATGATACAAATGTTCTCATTTTTGACCTTGGAGGTGGCACGTTCGACGTTTCTGTCCTTAATATAGAAGATGGTATTTTCGAGGTCAAGGCTACGGCCGGAGATACACATCTAGGTGGAGAGGATTTTGATGCGAGACTTCTTCGTCACTTTTTGGAAGAGTTTAAGCGAAAGCATAAGAAGGACGTATCTACTAGCCCAAAAGCCCTTCGACGTCTCCGTACTGCATGTGAGCGTGCGAAACGTACTCTTTCTTCTACGGCACAGACAGCGATTGAAATAGATTCTCTATTTGAAGGTATTGATTTTTACACTACAATCACGCGAGCTCGCTTTGAAGAACTAAACTCGGATCTTTTCCGAAAGTGTATGCAACCCGTGGAGCAGGTTCTTCGGGATTCGAAAATAGATAAATCAAAGATTGACGAGATAGTACTCGTGGGTGGGTCCACACGTATCCCCAAAATTCAACAGATGCTTTCTGACTTTTTTAACGGTCGAGAGTTGAATAAATCTATCAATCCGGATGAGGCTGTAGCGTACGGTGCGGCTGTACAAGCGGCTATCCTGTCAGGTGTCGATAATAGTAATGTTCAGGATCTTTTGCTCTTGGACGTTACACCCGTTTCACTTGGTCTAGAAACTGCGGGCGGTGTCATGACTAAAATTGTCGATAGAAACACTACTATCCCTACCAAAAAGGAGCAGATATTTTCTACTTATTCGGATAACCAACCATCTGTCAGCATTCAGGTGTATGAAGGTGAACGGGCTCGCGCCCAGGATAATCATTTACTCGGTAAGTTTGACTTGGGTGGTATCCCCTCGGCACCTCGTGGAGTTCCCCAGATTAACGTAGCGTTTGACATCGACGCGAATGGAATTCTAAACGTTACCGCAGAGGATAAAGCGTCTGGTAAGACTGAGAAAATCGTCATCACCAATGATAAAGGTCGCCTTTCAAAGGATGATATTGAACGTATGGTAAATGATGCTGAAAAGTATAAGGATGAAGATGAGAAGTATAGACAAAAGGTTGAAGCTATTAATAATTTTGAAGCCAGTGTCTTCGGTGTTAAGAGTATGACTGATAAACTCAGTGATGATAATAAAGCGCTCGTAGAAGAAAAGGTAAACGAAGCTATAGCTTGGATAGATAATAATCGTTCCGCGGAACTTGACGAGATTGCGCATCAACAAAAGGAATTCAGGGAGGCGGTTGATCCCATTTTAGCTGCGGGAGGATCTGAAAAGGAGGAGCAACCGGTGGGTCCCAATATAGAAGAAGTTGATTAATGAACCTAAGTAGCTTAGAGATTTAGAACATTTTAATATTGATACTATGAACGTTCATAAACTTTGTGACGATATTTATCCCGAGTTTGAAAAGATCCGTGACGACGATCACATTGAAGTCGAGATACGATTAGGAAAGTTCAATGGAACCTTTTTTGACACTAACTTGGGTAGAGATACTCACGTTAAACTACTAAAAGGATTTCAAAAATATGACGGATGGGAACAGGTTATTCAAACCCACGAAGAAGTCTTTTACAGGGAACGTGATAATATGCGAATTACAGTAGACGAGAATACCGGAGATGAAACTATCATCCGAAAGGAGCGCGTGTTTAAGAAGGATTTTAAGGCTATTGATTCAGCTCCGTATGATCTGCGTGTAAGTGTGGCAAAGGAGGTCCCGGTTACCGAAGAAATCGAACGTGAAATGGACAAGAAAAGAAATAAAGCGAGACTGTCGTACGTTCGTAAAAATCTATCCATCGATATAACCACATGTACCGGCGACATCACCGACATGGACGCCGAGGATATATGTACGTATCAGGTGGAATTTGAAATTGTAGACTCAAAACAGGTACAAACTAAGGACGACTTGTTTAAGATTCTGTATAAGATCAGGGATGTATTTAATTTGTTGACTAGTAATAGATGTTAATCGTTATATTGGCAATATTAATATTTCTGTCATTTACTACGTGGAACACATACAGCCAAGAGGTGAGTGTGTTGCGATATAAATCACAGTATTTTCATGTGTCTGGGGGGCAGTCTAAGCGTATGTTTGACATAATGAGTAAAGATCCGAAGATAACACTCGACAGTATCAAAAACTTCGTAATGTTAGAAGATCGTTTGCTTAAACTGGAAAAAACATCCGTGTGTACGGGTGTATCCCACGAACACGAGGCGTTCACTTTATCTGATACGATAAAGGATATGTTTTTAGCGTACGATTTTTCGTACCATACCATACATCTCAAACAGGTTGCGGAGCCCAACAAACTCATAAATAGAAGTATAACATGTTAATTAAGTAAAGTAATGAACGTCTATGAATACCCATCGTCATATATCTAACGTTATCGTAGATATACATTATTAGCCCCGTGTCATCTGTTTGTGGATTCATTTTAATCCATTTTTCTGCATCTTCAGATTCAACAAAATCTTCGGTACATATATACTTCATTTCTAAACGTCCCATACCCAAAGATCGTTCATCTCTTTCTTCGCGTATATAGTCACAAATAACGTTAATCATAAGTTCGCATATATTTTCTTTTATATTTGGTATCCATGTAGACGGACCTTCGTCCACATGGAATCCTTTTCGGTGTGTTTTGGTATGATCTAAGAGTAGTTCTCTTGGATCATCCATTTATATATACTAAGCTCTATCTTTTAAAGCTGTTCAACTACCGTACCCTTGGGGAATCGTGTCTTCTTGTTTTTGTTATTGTTCTTATTTTTGGGCGAAGCGACATTCATACCCTTTTCTAAATTCTTAGCGAAATTGTTGTTCAACGCGTTAAGTTTATTATCCAATTTCCTCATTCGGTTCATTTTCCACGTTTGTACAGTATTTTTCTTTAATTCGTTAACTTGCATCTTTAATGGGATACCGGATTTATTCTTCTTTAGACTTAACGAATTTATAAGTTTTTTGATTTCACCAACATCATTGTTGATAGATGGCATCACGTTTTTATACTTTGTCATCCATCTTTTACCGTACAATTTAATGAGGTCTTCTTTGATAGCTTTATTCGTTAATCGTCGCTTTTCTAGGGTTTGTTTATTTTTGACAATCTTGTTATTTTGCTTCTTTTTCTGTTTAATATTTTTCTTTGTCGGAGCCTTGGGTGGAGTGATGTTTAACTTTCTACAAATAACGTCAACGGTGTCATTGTCGGATACAGAAATACCCTTCGCTACAGCTATAGGGACAAGTTGCGCCTTCGTGTATGCGAGGCACGGTTTGTTTTTTACTTTAAAGTTACCAAACACGCGATCTCGTATTTTTTGACATATTTGCTCCCTCGTCGTAGTAGATTTAATATCTACCACCCCAATCTTTTTAGCTACCGCAACCAACTCCTGCTTTGGATAACTACTACACACCTTCTTACCCACCTTGATTCTGTGATCGTTGGAGAATTTTTTGGAGGTCTTTTTCGGTTCTTTTACGGTATTGCGTATGTTATATCCTATATTAGATAGAGATTTGTCCGTAGTGACCGCTTCCTTACTTCGCTTCTTAACCGCGGGTAGCTTAAGAGCTGTTGTTTTAGGAGACACAAAACCCATGATGTATAATTCTTGAGATAAAGCGACTCCCGCATTATAAGCCAGGTTCATGTCACTGAGAGAGTTTATTCCTAGTATCTGAATATTACCCGACGTAAACAGTTGGAAAGAGTATCCTAGATATTTCATCTTTAGCGCGGCACGAAGTTCTGGTTCGTACTCTGTTTTTCCAGATTTTCTTAATGCATACGAAACTTTGGATAAATTTATAGATCCATTTATCTTAAAGGTTCCTACCGTGTTGTTGTACTTAATAGGATTATATAAAAATTGTTCCTTTTTTGTGTAGTTATCAACTATGTATTTACGTATTTTGGCCGGTTGAGAAATGTCGTTATTGAGAATACCACCTGAAAAATGTATTTTACCGGTATTGTAAATCTTAAATGTGATTCCACGTGGTTCGGTGCCGTTTGAAAATATGCGACCGGATATCTGAGCATACGTGTAGTTTACATTGTTTTTAAGATTTCCAAACTTTCCAGTTAAAGCGTGTTCAGCACCCACCTTCATGCGGCCGTAATACAACTTTATACTCGAAATCTCGATATCAAAATTTGCGTCCAATACACGCCTTCGTGCATGTGGAGATTTGTTAAAAATATGCACCAAATCTATACGTTTCGTGCGAGAGTTGAAATCACCGTTAATTAAAGAGTTAAAAAATCCCAACTGTAAAGGTGTGACGTCTAATTTTGATAAATTTTTAGTTCTCAATTTTTCTTCGACCATGAGGTTAGCGCGTTTTAACGCGTTTCTACCCAGTTTATGATTGGTCTTTAATAAATTTTTTTCGTTGTTATTGAGATATTCCTTTTGATTTATTCTATTTTCAATTGATCTATTATTGTTATTGTTATTGTTAGTATTTTCAAACTCATTGAAAAGGCCCATGGTTTGTTCTGATGTATGTAAATATTTTTAATGATCATTGCCCAAGTGTATACCAGTTTTTTCCTTCGTGATATCGATACCAAAGATAAACTCTTGTGCGTCGAGATGTTTCATACCATCACCGTCATCATACTTGAGTTCATCTCGCTTGACCGAAATTTCACGCTGCCCGAAAGGACCCGCGTAGAAGTCATACGTAAATCGCGGCTTACCAAGGTTATTAAGATTACAGTACTCGTTGAACTTCGAAACGAATACAGACTTGGGACAATACGCCTTTTCGTCGAAGAAGACCTTTGGCGACTGTAGGAAGTTCTCGAGAGTACTCGCAACAATGGCAACTTGCTTTTGTACGTTCTTGAAGTACTCGGGCACGACGTTCCATATATCCACAGCCTTATGCTTTTGACTGTAATCAAGATAGGCTCTAACACACTTCTGTAGGATGACCGGAAGCTCTTGTTCGAGTTTATCATCGAGTCTTGTATCGGCATTCTTCACCTGTTTACCAAAGTTGACTGTGAGAATACGACGCAAAATACTTCCTGAATTATCCTTCCACTGTGGAACTTCGTTTCCACCGAGAATACCAGGTGTGGTCCACACCATAGACTTCGCCTTTTCATGTTTGACGGCTATAGATACATCTTCACCACTCACAATAGATTGAAATTCAGCCTGTTCGAGTGCCAAGTCATTCTTAACCTCAGGTGCTATAAACATGAACGCGTTGCAGATTGCCGATAAACCGAACTTCCTTTCAACGTTGTTTGAAAGTGTACTCACATCATCAGAACAATAGAATTTACGAAATACTTTGGTAATGAGTGTAGATTTACCGGAACGCGCCACACCTTTTAGGAAAGGGATAATTTGCCAGCGATCTATTTCATTTACATCGTAGCACAACCTTCCTCCCATAACGTATATCCACTTACACACTTCATCGTCAAACTTCTGATAGTCCAGGATGGATTGAAAGTGTGGTGTGGGCACATCGTACCAGTTATCGATATGATCATAGTTCACGAACTCCTGGTCGAAATACTTACAACTCACGATAGTCTGATCTAAACTCTTAAACTCAGGCGATTCATAGTCATAGAACGCACACTTAACCGGTTTAGTCTGTGGCTTAGACTTATCTCGTTCCAAATCGATACATCCTATGAAAATACCGTTATTAAACGACCACACGTGTCGATCCTTATTCACATCTTCGAATTGCATATCGAAAACATTAGTCAGGTGATTAATGACATGGCGCTGTGTAATGCCACCCGAGGTAAGATTCTTCCATAATTCAAACCACGTCTCTTTCCTGCCCACGCTATATACGAAGTCAGCGACGCTTTTCGTTGTTTTCCACGCACGTGTAGAACATCCAGTGGAAGTTTTGATCTCTTCACAGCAGTTACCCTTATATCTCTTAATATTATGTTCATATAAGTGTTTCAGACACTGTAATATAGCCTGTTGATACTGTGAAAGCTCCTCCACCTTTTGGATAGTTGAAACTCTGTATATAGACGGATCAGATTCGGGATTAATAGGAACGTATGTAGGATTATTTACTCTGTCGTAAATGCGAGCCCCCCTGAATACAATTTGCCAGGAATCATCGACCTGATCTATCAGACGATTGATGCGTACGGATAATTGTAAATCTTCTTCATTTTCCTCGGATAACATATTTAAACTGTCAGCACGATGATAGAGTTCGCATAAACGATCTCTCATTCGCATGTATTTTGCCGATATACGTTCTATGTCAGTAGATTTAGGTATACCGTCTTCGTTTAATTCGTCGAGATTGAAGAAGTTGTCATATCCCAGCCTGAAGGATAAGTATTCATTGTCGCGCTCATTTATTTTCCACATGCTTTCTAATTGCTTCAAGAAGTTAGTCACTTCTTCACGTTCATATGTTTGTATCTGATTCGTCCACATGGCGTCGTTTGCCCCATCTCTGTCAGCCGACTCACTCAAGAAATGAGTGGCCTCTGACATTTTATATTATAGGGTTTCATTTTTCTAAGCCCGATTATTTTTGGAGATTTGTTAAAAGTTTTACCAAAATTTTATTTTGAATCTCAAGTTGTTTTGCTATACTTACCAGGGCCGTGCATACGGTATCACCGTCATCCGTCATGAGGGTCGATGCCAAGAGTGATTCGGTAGAGATAAAATCATCTTGGTCGAATTCGTCGAGTTCAATTTCCTCGGGATCCTCGACGGAACTTTCATCATCAATAGACATGAGAGGCTCTTCTTCGCGGACCTCCTCAGATTGCGTTTCGGATTCTGTATCGGACATTTATTTATGCTCAGGAAAAATCAGTACGATTTTTTCGCACTTTACCCGAAATTATTTTCTTGGTGTATAGTACAACACACACAAAAATGGCGGGCGGTTTAATGCAATTAGTCGCCTACGGCGCACAGGACGTTTATCTGACTGGTAACCCTAAGGTTACTTTCTTCCAGGCGGTTTACCGCCGTCACACTAACTTCGCTATGGAGAACATCGAGCAGACCGTTAACGGTACGCCCGCCAACTCCGGTCGCGTATCTGTTACCATCGCGCGTAACGGTGACCTTGTAGGCGACATGTATGTCGAACTCAAGACTCACGCGTCTACCGTCGCTACCTCTACCGGTGGATCGGGTGCCGATGCTTGCTGGATCGCTGAGCGCGCGATCAAGGACGTAGAATTATCCGTGGGTGGACAGCGCATTGATAAATGCTACCAGAAGTGGTGGCGTCTTTACTCCGAGCTTTACCTCGATGAGGGTAAGAAGGCTGCGTGGGGTAAGATGACTACCGCGGGTGCCGATAAGCAGGTTTTCCTTCCTCTTATTTTCTTCTTTAACCGCAATCCTGGACTTGCCCTCCCACTAATTGCTCTGCAGTATCATGAAGTCAGGCTGGATTTCGATTTAACTGACCAGTTCTCTACTCACCTTGATAACTCTACTTTCAAGGTATACGCCAATTACATCTACCTCGACACTGAGGAGCGTAGGCGTTTTGCCCAGAAGGGTCACGAGTACCTCATTGAGCAGGTTCAGCACACCGGTGTTGATTCCGTCACCGCCGCTGGTGGCTCCAAGCAGGTCCGCCTTTCTTACAATCACCCCGTCAAGGAGCTTGTATGGGCTCTCAGTGAGAACGACGACCAGCAGGGTCTTTGGAACTTCACGCATAAGGCTGCCGACACCGAGATCGTTCTCGAGTCCGACCCTGCCGCTGCCGCTGCCGAGTCTAACTGCTACGTACCCATTTCCCAGGTCGGTACCCCTCTCTACTCTCCCGGTCTTTCCACCGAGAAGTTATCTGAGGAGACCGTCGGCACTGTCGCTACCATGAAGCTTGTTCTCAACGGTCAGGACAGGTTCAAGGAGCAGTCCGGCAAGTATTTCAACCAGGTCCAGCCCTACCAGCACCACACTGGCTCCCCTATGCCCGGTATTTACTCTTACTCGTTTGCCCTTAAGCCCGAGGAGCATCAACCGACCGGGACGTGCAATTTTTCTCGTATAGACAACGCCCAGGTTTCTATTGTTACCACCGGCACTAACGATACCGCTACCAACCTCAACATGTTCGCGGTTAACTACAACGTTCTCCGCATCCAGTCCGGTATGGGTGGTCTTGCCTTCTCTAACTAAGCATACAAATCAAATTTGTATTTGCTATTAAAAATTAATTAATTCTTCATTTTTAAAAATTGAAATCACACAATTTTTAAAAATGAAATCCGGTCGGACACTTTATTTCGTATTTATAATTTGATCTATATCGAAACATATGTAAGGTGGTTCATCATCGTAACTGTAGTATCGAATTGTTATTCCCATCACCTTTCTAAAATAAGCGTTAAGTTCTTTATTTATAAATCGTTTCCATTCTTTTAAGGTTGTCTTATAATACTCTAATCCACTTTCACTGAAAACACAATTTTGTATTTCGGGTCTCTGTCTAAAATCGATCATGGTTCTTTTCGCACCAGCTGGTAACGGTGATTTATTCCTTTCCGCGGCATCTATCATATCTATTATGTAATATCCATGACTATCACAAATTATATTAGTTTGTATTTGTGGAAATCCTAAAATACAAACTTCAAAATCTGCGTTACTCGGGAGTGTTGCGAATATGTCTTTGTTAACACTATTTTTTAATGGCACTGCGAGTATATGTGGGTGTGTGTGATACGTTACGAGTGAAGGCCATACAGTGTTTATTTCTTCTAAATTTACTCGTCTCCTGTCTCTGGAGGTAACAAAGGAAGGTTTTTCAAATTTTACAGATGTTGGTCCTATTTTACATTTTACAGCGCCCGCATATTCCCAAGACTTTTTAGACGACAATTCATGTATCTTTTTTAAATCACGAATTATTGGTCTGGGTATTTTTGTACATTTCTTTTGGAACATCTGCGGGCGGACTGTATTCATGATCGCGACTGTCCTATAATTATATATAAAAATATAATTTTTATATATAACATGCATCTACTCTACACAGATGGTAGTTGTTTGGGAAACCCCGGTAAAGGTGGATGGGCTGCGAGATGTTTACATTTATTCGATATAAGTGGTGGAGATCCGTTCACTACGAATAATATAATGGAAATGAAAGCTGTCATAGAAGGTTTACGTGAGTCTTTAAAACATCTAATAAAAGAAGTATCCGTACATACTGATAGTAATTATGTTAAAAATGGTATGAAACATTGGGTAAAAAATTGGAAAACGAACGGTTGGAAAACCGCGTCGGGTACTCCTGTCAAAAATAAGGACTTGTGGATACAGTTATGTGATTTAGAGCGACAATTTGACAAAGTTCAATGGATATGGGTAAAAGCTCATAACGGAGATGTTAATAACGAATACGTTGATAAAGAAGCGAGAAAATTCGCCACATCTTTTCCATAATTGTGTATAAAGAATATAGTAGTTACTCAATATATGAGTACCAAAAAATCTAAAGAGGTAACAACTACACGTCGTTCGTACGAAGAGCGGGAGAAGTTATTTTCTGATAACAAGGCTAAAGCTATTGAAAAAGCTATGAATACCGAACGTGTTAGGTATAAGTCTAATGCAAACTCAAACGATTTCATCGAATTTTTGGAAACGCGTTTGTCTTTGTGGGAAGACATAAAGACCGATACCATCGAAAATGGACGTCTTACGAAAGGATTTACAAAACGTTATCACGAAAACATGTATAACAAGACTAATGAAATACTTAACTCCTTAAAAAAATAAATAAATTAATTACCAAATGCTATACCTGCCATACCATCTTTTACCCTGAGGATGTTATAGTTCACTGCATAAACCCTATTTATACCACCAGATGTACCCGTGGGTCCCTCGAGAGCTAATTTAGCGTTATCTATACGGCTAAAGTTAAGGCTTCCACTAGGCTGCGAGGCATTCATTTTTAAACAAAACGGCCACGTAAACAGGGGCGCCGTGTCAAGTACACCCGATGGTAAAGATGTAGTATGCATTTCTGGCACAACGTTGTGGTGGAAAGTGCTGGTCGTGTTCTCGAATAAGGGTGTACCGTTGATGTAGAGTGTAGCAGAACTGAAATTTTGTATACCACTCCATTGTGTACCATCAGCGTTAGAGCTCACTAAATGTAAAGCCTTTGTAGGATGGTTGAAATAGGTAAGATCAAGATCGGTTGTAGTGGGGGATGTTGGTTGATATTGGGTCTGTGTTATGAGAAGCTCGTGGTCGGTATTGACGAGGAAATCACGCTCATCGGAATCGAGGTACACGTACGTACCGTATATCTTAGGTGAAATAGAACCTAAACCATTCCTACATCTAATGCGTATTTCCACCTGATGATACTGTAATGCGGTGAGTGGTAGGGATTTAGTCCAATCTTCACTAAAGAAGAAAGGAATTACGAAATAATCGGAACCACGCTCAGTAGCGACCGCAGCCTTAGCGTTACCCGCGACTGTATCAGTCGTGACGGCACATGAAACTTTGGAAGAGGTGTCTTTGTAGAGGATGTTGTGTACACCCTGAATGAAAAGAGAATCTAACTTACACACCTCCTGTCCACCAATGTGTAACGAAAACTCTGTGGTGCTAGTATCGTTGTTGGCGAAAAAGGCGTTAGTGTTGACGCCAACGTTAGAAATGTTTGGGGACTCAATCCACACGTAGCTTAAAAGATCACCCTTGGACTGGACGGGGATCACGACTTCATTACCACCACTGAAGGTGCCAACAAAATCCATACGCTCGGGTTTGATCGAAAAGTTTGTATGACGTTTATAATTTTGACGAAAAAATGAAACTTGAGGGTCGCCAGTGATGTAAACATCCTGAGCACCAGTGGATACAAGATCAATCAACGCAGCTGACATTTTACTAATATATGATATTAAAAATTTGGGGCGATTACGAAGTAGATGGTGAAATTTCAGGTGTTGACCTGGGATTCTCGAGATGAAAATAACGATCATTACATTAGGTTGTTCGGGAAAACGCTTGAAGGAAAATCTGTATGTGTGACGACTACATTCAAACCGTATTTTTTTATTAAAATTCCTGTGGGTTCTAGCCAAGAGGCTCTGAAGGGTGTCATCGAGAGAAAGTTTCACGAAGAAGTATACGACATCGAAGAAGTTGAAGCTAAAGATGTATGGGGTTTTCAAAACAACGAAAAACGTCGCTTTTTACAGGTCTTCTGTAATGACTGCGCACAACGAAGGAGGGTAAGTAACTATATCAACAAGATGATGAATAACCAAAATTATAAAGAAAAATCTATAACCTACGTATACGAATCAAATGTAGACCCAGTTTTACGACTCATGCATCGAACGGGTATTCAATCCACTGGTTGGGTAGATACAGATGACTCATGCGCACCCGGGTATCACGCTACAGTCGACATTGACTTGTTCTGTAGAAATTGGAAAAAATTGAAACCGTTGAACGTTACCGACGCTGCACCCTTTGTCGTAGCGTCACTAGATATTGAGTGTTACAGTTCCACGGGTAAGTTTCCAAACCCTCTTATCAAAGATGATGCATGTTTTCAGATTGCCATATCATTGGTTAAGTTTGGGTCCACTGAAGTATATGACAGAACGTGTTTATGCTTTAAACAAACCGGTGATAATCTAGAGGGTTGTACCATCAAAAGTTACGACACCGAGAACGATATGCTCATGGCATTCAGTGAGTATCTTGTTGAAAAGGATATTGATATTATCACGGGTTGGAACATCTTTGGTTTTGATTTAAACTATATCATTCAACGCGCCCTGTTAAACAACTGTCCTCCGTCCTTTTTTCAAATGAGCAAACTTAATGGGTATAAGTGTAACATTAAGAATAAAAAACTCTCTTCGAGTGCGCTAGGTGATAACGAGCTTCAACTCTTACCAATGCCCGGAAGATTTATTTTTGATCTTTTCCATGAAGTCAAACGTGAATATAAGTTAGATTCGTATAAACTCGATAACGTATCGAAGTTGTATCTGGGAGATAATAAAATAGACATGCCCCCGAAGGAAATGTTTGCGCGTTTTCGTGAAGGAGACCCTCTTAAGTTACAGCAAGTCGCTGAGTATTGTATTAAGGATACGGTTCTCCCCCACCGTCTATTGGATCGTCTTTCGACACTCATCAATCTTTTAGAGATGGCTAAAGCTACGTGGGTTCCCATCAGTTATCTCGTTGAACGCGGGCAACAGATTAAGGTCTTTAGCCAACTCACAAAAAAAGCGCGTGAATTGGAATTTAAGGTTCCTACGTTTAGCTACGGACATACGGATACCACTGGTTATGAAGGTGCCACTGTACTGGAAGCACAATCCGGTGCGTATTATACACCCATTACAGCCCTTGATTTTGAGGGTCTATATCCATCAATTATGGTAGCACATAATTTATGTTACTCATCGCTGGTCATGGATGATAACTATAAGAACATACCTGGTATCACATATGAACAGTTTGGAAATCATATCTTCGCACAAGACGTATCGTCGCTTCTACCGAGTATCCTTTTAGAACTCAAACAGTACAGAAAGCAAGCCAAAAAAGATATGGCGAACTCCACCGGAGCGTTAAAACAGATGTACAATGGTAAGCAGCTCGCTTACAAGATTTCTATGAATTCTGTGTATGGATTCACCGGAGCTTCGCGTGGTATGCTCCCATGTGTAGCTATAGCATCAACAACTACTATGAAAGGTAGAAATATGATCGATGACACTAAAAACTATGTCGAGGAACACTTTCCGGGATCCAAGGTTAGATATGGTGACACTGATTCGGTGATGGTTGAATTTGATGTGGGTGACCTCACAGGGAAGGAAGCTATCGAACGTAGTTGGGAACTTGGGGAGCGTGCAGCGTCTGAATGCACAAAGCTTTTCAAGGCTCCTAATAATCTAGAACTCGAGAAAGTCTATTGCCCCTATTTTCTGTACAGTAAAAAGCGGTACGCCGCGAAACTTTGGACTAAGGGTAAAGATGGAAACATGAATATGGATTACATTGATGTTAAGGGTCTACAATTAGTCAGGCGTGATAATACACCGCATGTACGTGAAGTGAGTAAAGAATTGCTCGACGTTATATTGGAGAGCAACGACACTACCGCACCCAAAGCTTTGGCGAGGCAGCGAGCTGTAGAACTTCTCGAAGGTAACGTACCTAACGAAAAACTTATTTTGAGCCAGTCTCTATCCGATAAGTATAAAGTAAAGGGTGAATATGTGTCTTATGATAAAGTGAATCCAGATCACAACAATATGTTCACGTGCAATGATATAAGTATGGCTCATGTTCAAGTTGTTAATAAAATGCGTATTCGACAACCGGGATCTGAACCTCAATCTGGAGACCGCGTACCTTATCTTTTGACGGATACCGGAGATCCTAAGGCACGGGCGTTTGAGAAGTCTGAGGATCCAAAATATGTCCAAGATAACAATGTTAAGATCGACTATGTATATTACTTTCTTAATAAATTCTTGAATCCCGTGTGCGATTTATTGGAACCGTTGTTCGGAAACCCTAAAGAGCAAATTTTTGGAGAGTTGCTTTTAAGAGCTAAACCACCACGAAAGAAGCGGGAACCTAAAACGAAGCAAGTGACAATAGCAGACTTATTTAAAAAAGAAACTTCATAATAATATATGGTCTATGATAAAGATGTTTTACAAATAAATCAGTTATTCAATGAACGCGTCGATAAACGTGTTTACGAAAAAGTTTGTGAAGTTATAGAAAAAATTTCAAAAATTCACAGCATACCACTAAAACTTTTAAGAAGGGATGCATTGGGGGAAAATGATCATTGTATGGGATTAAAGCGTGATAATACACTGTGTACGAAAAAAAGTGCAAATGGTACAAATTTTTGTAATTTTCATATAAACGACAAAAGATTATGCGAACCCATACAACGATCGAGTAGCATATTACGACACAATCACCCTTGGCCAGGTCCCCGCGTAGAGGGTTGTCCGAAATGTGAGGAAGATAAAAACAAAAAACATACAAAAGAACTTAGAGAATTAGTTAGTATTATATAATAATGAACAAATCGGATATACTATTAAATTCTATCAACGCCTTCTACATATTACCCGAAAATAGAACTATACTAAAAGAACTTTTAAACAAAACCGGTGGTATATCACTTCGAAATCTCGAGTGGTTTATCACCAACTATTCTAAGAAAAATAATTTAACATACAAGACCCGTGACGGAAAGTTGTTTAGCGTTCACTGCGCCTATAAATCTAGTTTAGATGGATACAGCAAAAAATTGTTCGACCCATTCTGTAGATCTAATAAGATGCAATACATTGTTCCGGGCACATCTGATAAAATAAGCACTACTGTTGCACAGTTAAATTTTATTAGATGGTGTATTAAGAACAGTATAGTTGACTACATACGCAACCATCATTCCGATTTATTTAATAAGGGGGGGATACTTCAAAAAGTTATTCCGGTTTAGGCCTACCATAACCTGGTGGAATCTCTCTGTTTAGTTCTCCAGGTTTAGGCCTAACACCCCCAACTTCCATAGACGTTTCAGGTACATATGTACCAATTGGTGGTACTGATACGAGTGATACGAACCCCCCATCAAACTTAAACGTTTGATACCCGACGTAGTATAGATGTAAAGAGTATGTGTTTGAACTAGAAAGACCATCCTTTAATTTCACATCTAAAACGGTACGGTCGGATTGAAGTTGCCCAAAATCCAAACTTCCCGATGGCTCCACATTAATCGGATTCATCGAGAATGTATACGTGTAAATATTCTTTTCAGGTCTAGAAAGTCTACTGTTATGAGGTACTACATACTTATAATACGTATGATCAACGAGCGGTAAGTTTGGTAAATCTTGCCCGTTTATATAAATTTTGGCACTGTCCATGATAGGTTGAAAAAATGCGTTAGATAAAGATACCGTGTCGCTCGCCGAAAAATTGTAGCGATTATAGAACACATTACTTTCTAACGATGTACCACCCGCGTATACGGATTCATCCTCGAAATCCGTGTTACGCAAGAACCAATTCATACTTTTTACCGGTACATTTGGTACGAGTTGTAACTTTACTTCACTTTCATTAAGTTCCGTTTCTACAGTGGGATGTTTTCTCACTATATCAGTGATAAATGTTTGGGGTTTAGTCATGAGATATATACGTTCTTGATTTGATACTGTGATTTCTTCTGTTATGATCTTAAAATTAGCTAAACTAACTGTATCGGTGGAGTTCGTAAAGAATGTTTGTGGTCTAAATGTAATTTCAAATTCTATTTTCTGTTTATGTATGGCACACGTAGGAAAGTATGGTCTATTAGGTTTATTAGAATCATATTCATCTCCCTCATATTTCCTTGAAAAGAAGAGTGGTATAGGTATAAATAGTTTCGATTCGTTCGTAACCAATCCCGCGTTATTTACAGACGATGTTCCTTCTGCAAAGAATCTATTCACTAAATACCGTTTAGTTCGCTTTTCGGATGCGTCTAGGTACAATTCATCGTATATGATACCCCAGTCATCGTGAAATTTTTCTATTTCAGTTTCATCGACGCGCATCGCTACAGATTTTATTAAATGTCTTCCTATTTGATCCGAGAGGTAAAACGAATTACTACCCAACCCCGGAAAGTCTATGGCTATGTACATATTACTCAATAAATCTCCCATATTTCGTGGGTTTAGTGTCACTTTTATACTTTCACCAAAAGGCCAGTTAGCTTTTGTACCTGGATTATCGATTTTTGTACTTCGATGAAACTTTTGAAAATTTGAGTGTCTCTTGGGATCATATTTAAAGAACGAATTTTCGGGATCATTTTCTAATAAATACGTATCCTGTTTACCGATCGCGTTAAGTGCTATCTGAGCACCAGGATTTGGACCTTCAACGATCATATCTAAATATTAGTTACATTTTTTTAATATCAGTTTCCCACATTTCAAAATAACCAGTAGCTTCAATCAAACAAACTTCTTCTCTGAGTTTATTCCATTCATCGAATAACGCTTTCACTCTCTCATCCGTGTATTCGATGGTCTTAATGTGTAGAAGGTAATCGTGTGAATCGTCAATCTTGGGAAATAAGGTGGAAAGTTGGTTTTCGAGATCCTGTTTCTTGCGACGAAACACAACTATATCACCATCGATTACCATCTTAACAAAACGCGCTCGATGAGAACAGAGTTCAGCCTTCTTCTTAGTTGTGTCGATGAGATGCGCCTTACGTTTCTTGTAATGTTCCATACGAAGTTTAATAAAATCAACCAAAATTTGACCAGGTGAATCGTATTTACATATACCCTTTGTGGGATGAAACAAATGCATGTTTGAGCATCTGATAGTCTTTTGCAGTTTGAGATCCTTCACAGCGTCTTTGCCGTTATAATCTTGGACGATAAAATCAACATTCTCAGTTGTACTGTTATTTGTGAAACCACTGATGATTTTCTTTTCAACGAGAGTATCGAGGTGTTCCTTGTAATCTTGGGTCCATCTACCCGGAGGGAGATCTGTTATCTTTACCGTCCTCCCAATGCATTTCCATACACCTTGTGCGATCCATGAATCATCATCCTGTTCTAAGATAGACCCCTTAAACCCTCGAAACCAGGGTTTCATTTTTTTCAATTCTCGGCCATTTGTAAAATTAAGGATATTTGCCTTGATATCTTCTGGATTGAAGGGTGGTACGTAGCACGAAAACCCCGTTCCAATTCCTTCGGTTCCATTTACAAGCACCATAGGTAGAACAGGCATATAATGCTCAGGCTCAATCGCTCGTCCGTCATCGTCGAGGTATGTAAGTATCGCGTCATCCTTTTGGTCGAAGATATTTCGAGTTTCCTTCGACAACTTCGTAAAGATATAACGGGTCTGAGATGCATCTTTACCTCCCATAAGTCGTGTACCAAACTGACCACATGGCTCCAAAAGATTAATATTATTAGAGCCCGTGTAATCGTTTGCTAGTTTAACAATGGTGTCAGCCAAACTTACTTCACCATGATGGTAAGCAGACTTTTCAGCTACGTAAGCGGCGAGTTGCGCCACCTTCATTTCATCCTTAAGGTTCTTTTGGAAGCATGAATACATAACCTTTCGTTGGGACGGTTTGAGTCCATCTGCCATATGTGCGATAGAACGTTTCAAATCCGCCAATGAGAAGTTTACCAGATCTTTATGAATAAAGTCGGTAATTTCCAGCTGCTTTATCTTACCATACGGTACCTCAAGATCTTTTGCTTCTTTCGCGGTACTTTCAAGAAGCCACGTCTTACGATCGTCGGCCTTCTTTTTATCGAACGCGAGTACCACGGAATCATCCGTCATTACATCCACGTTAAATTTAACGGTGAGATCTTGGATAATTTTGAAATATTCTCGAGCCTCCACAGAAGTTGAAGTACCGAGACCCTTATAATATTTGATCCGCCAACCCGGCTGACCATCCCCGTACCATGCACGGAATGAAGAATCCGTATAGAACGATTTGGTCTGAGAAGCTTTTGTGGCTTTAATGATCGGTGTGACCATCGACACCACAAAGCCCAATTTGAGGAGACTGGGCCAAAACGCATGAATCATATTGAGAATTAAACCCTTGATATGCGAGCCATCATTATCCGCGTCAGTCATGATCATCAAACGTCCGTATCGAAGCTCGGAAACATCGGTGTATTCCTTTCCCTGTTGCAATCCGAGAATCTTTTTAAGGTCATTGAATTCCTGATTCGACGTCAACTGTGACACAGAGGCATCGCGCACGTTTTTACATTTGCCCCGGAGAGGAAAGACCCCGTAGTGATCTCTTCCCACCACAGAAAGACCAGCGACAGCGAGGGTCTTTGCCGAGTCACCCTCTGTGACGATAAGTGTACACTTTCCAGATTGAGCTGTACCAGCTTTATTTGCATCATCGAGCTTGGGAATTCCGGTAATTTTACTCTTACGAGCTCCACCATCGGTCTTTGCCAATTCCTTCATCTCCTTGAACTTTGAGAGAGCTGTGAGTTCGTCCGAAACACCCGTCTTCAAGACGTTTTTGACGAAGGTTTTAGGCATCTCAAACTTGGAGCCAAAGTCTTGTGCCTTGAGTGTACACTCAGACTTGACCTGACTCGAGAAGGTTGGGTTCTCGAGGGTTGCTTTCACAAAGATAGAAAGGGTGTTTTTGACCTGTTGAGGTTTGAGCTTAATTTTCTTCGCCATCTCTTCGATGATACCCGCAGCGACCAGCGAAGCAGCGTGGTCAACGTGGGTACCACCCTTACTGGTACAGATACCGTTTACGAAGGATACCTGTTGCATACCATCTTCGGATGGACCGATACAGACAGACCAGCGATCAGTTGTGGCACAGTGTACATTTTCTACACCTTCGTGCATTTTGGCGTAGGCTTCAAAGCTTTGTTTGGGAAGAGCTTCACCGTTGAACTTGACTTTGCAGTTGGGTGTCGTGCAGATATTAGCATCCCATACACGCTTTTCGAAGATTTTGTAGATGTTGAAATCCATCTTGGTCATCCCAAACCGTTTCCAGTCAGGAATGAATGTGATGGACACGGATGATGTGGCACCCGAATGTTTTTTGATTTTTTCAGGTTCACACACTGACATGTTATCCGACCACTTTTGTGTGTACGTCTGCTTTGTTTCGTGGTCCTTTACGATGATTGAGAATTCAGAAGAGTAGATGTTCGTCAACTTGGCTCCATATCCATTACGGCCTCCTACAATCCGCTTTTGATTATCATCATAGTTAGTACTCGTGAGAAGGTGTCCGAATACGAGTTCAGGATTCCAGATTCCTTCTTTTTCATGCATTTTAACAGAGATTCCACCCAGTGGGCCATTATTTTCAATGGTGACGGAACCAGATACTTTATCTACGGATACGGAGATGGACGTTACATTTTTAGGATGGAGTGAGTTGCGATCGATGGCATTGACGAGGATCTCATCAAAAATCTTGAGTAAACCGGGTGAATACTTGGTACTCTTCTTTTCGAATTTCTGACCGTTAAGAATCCAATAGGATTCCGTACTTAAATCGGTCGGACCGACATAGGAGTCTGGTCGCTTTAAAACGTGTTCGATATGCGTGAGTTTCTCAACGCTCTCCATGATTCTTATATTTATAACGTTTCTATTCTCTAACTTAGGTTTATTCCAAATGCACGATGTTAAATGAAGTCATGAGTATGTTACACCCTTGGTAACCAGCTCGTCGCGCGGGTGGTTTGAGACGTTTACAAGGAATCACATGGTCTTCGGTGATCTTATTCGCGGGAACGTGTAGGATCCCTGTTAAACTGTCCGCAACTCCATCTTTTGTTTGATAAAACACACAAATAAAATCACACTCGCGATTTCGAACACTGTTCAATCGCGTATTATAGTCACTTCCAATTGTTCTGAATTGCCCCATACGAATACAGTTTTTGAGTGCATTTAAACTTTTACCTTCACCTTTGGTTTGATACTTTTTGCCACACCCCATACATGTGTGATCAAGACATTTTGTTCCCGGACGTTCTTTTGAAATTCGAGATCCACAATCAAGACACTGGAAGTGTTCATAAATGAAATCTTCCGAGAGTTCGCCGTTAATCTTACTTTTGCTCTTATACATGGACATGTAATGTGAGCGATTTTCACGAATGACATTTTTGAAACATTCAAATAAATTTTTGTCATCCGTTGGCTCTTCGTCCCTCAGCCGTGCGTTCTCCACCTTGAGCGCCTCCGCCTCCTTTCGGAGCTCCATGAGGGTGATGGCGGCATCGCGATCTATCTGAGCAAGGGAGTTGTCGAATAGTTCACGCGCCTCATGTGTGTATTCATCAAAGCCGGCTTTTTTCATGAGGGAGAAGTACTCATTCATGGATTGCACGTAATCGTCCATTCTTAGATTAGTTTAAAAATGCGTAAATCTCGATCTACTTAGGTTCTATTTTACGCCGCGGTTGGGCAATAATGTCCACTTATGGTTAAGGCAGACTTGAACATATATTTTGTTTCATTTTCTAAAATTTTTAAAGACTTTAATAGTTTTACATATAGAAAACATGGATGCATAAAACATCACTATCTTGTTTCTGTGAATGGTGAATCGTGTACGCCGATACATCTTATCATGTATGCGTTTTAATGCGTTACACATCTTGAGATACGCACCTTCTGGCAACTTATCACGATTCTCATCAAGGGTTTTCATTACAATATCCACATTTGGGTCTACTGCCATTAAAATATCAAACTATTTTATTTTTAAAAAAATATTCTCAACATTATATAAGCATGTCTATCGAGAGTAATCTCAAGAAGTTACTCAAAGGTGAGAAGGCTTGTATCCCAGAACACTTCTTGAAGGTTCCCAGTTACAACTCACCTACCCTTCGTACTGGTAAGGGTAAGCCACTGAGTGAAGGTGCATTTGGAAAGATGTACCGTGGAAGTATCAATGATAATGGAAGGCGGTATGTCGCCTACAAAGAGATAGATACATCGGAAAGTACTGATGGCGCCTTCGAGTTTGAATTCAAGGTTGCCGAAAAATTGAAGGAGTTTGCGGTTCCTGAGATGTACCTCTTTAAGAAGTGCCCCATCCAATATAAAACACCTAAAAAGGTGCGTAAAAAGAATGGTACGTTGGTCCAACCAAAAGAACGTACCAAACCCAAGGATATTCTTTATATGGAACTTCTTAATGGTATGTCGTTTAATTCGTGGTGGCAAACCAAGCCATCTCTTGATGCGATAAAGTCTGTAATTGTACAGGTTTTTGATAATCTCTACCGAATTAACCAAAAATTTCCAGACTTCCGTCACCGCGATTTACATGGAGGTAACGTGATGGTTTCACGGCGAGAGGCCGAGTACACTTGGAAAGTTGACCTCGGTCGTAAAGTAATTCGGAACGACCCTGGTGGATCTTTTAGGAGTCGTCTCGGTTCACCTGATATCAAAAAGTATAAGCGTACGAACGCTGGTGTAGAAGCGCATATCATTGATTTTGGTTTATCATACTGGTCCAGGCGTATGCCAAACCCAGAAACGAAGGATGGTGTATATGAGGATATAGGTGTATACGGGCATGGAATAGGTCCAGGTACGATTTACTACGATATTCATAGGTTTTTGTATGTGATTTATGTTAAGGTGAGACAACCTGGGACTCTAAACGAGCGAGCTATTAAAAATTTCATCGAAGAGCTTATACCGAATAAAGAGTTCCTCGAGTTTAACGGAAAATTCACCAGCGAGGGATATCTACTCTCAGATTACCACGTCGCCCTCCGAGCAAACCTTCCCACATTCAAGACTATTTTGACACACCCATTCTTAACTGGTGAGAAATCACCGAATAGACCAAAGACTGTCACGGAGGCTCTCAAAATGCTTCCTAAGGCTAAGACACCTCCCAAGATCAAGACACCCAAGGCTAAGACCAAGACTGCCAGTCCCAAACTCTCAACTACGGAAAGGAAGAAGAAGATGAACAGTGCGATTAAGAGGGCTGCGGCTGCATTAGCTAAGCCCAAAACCAAACCGGCACCCCTGAGGAGACCCGGTGCTGTACGCCCCAACCCAGTCCCTGAGATTCAACCGGCCAGTCCAAGCCCCAAGGCTAACGCACCCTACGGGGTGATGTCTCCTTCCAATATTATGGAATATGCAAGGAAGATTGAAAGTGGAAGGAAGAAAGCTGCGAATAAGCTAAATGCCAAACACAAGGAAATTAAGGCTACCAAGGGTAAGACACCCACACCCGTTCGTCTCAAGGAGAAGTTCTCTTTCGTCAATGTAAAGGGTAAGAAGCGTGAATTTGTCAGGAAGTTTGCATACGATAGGGCTTTGGCTAAGAACAAGGCTG